CTCGACCGCGTTCTCTCTTCCCGCTCTCAGGCCGCCGCAGTCACCGAGACGCAGCTCGCGGCGGAATCGGTGAAAGCCACCGAAGCCGAAGTCCTGCTCGGGCTCAACCCGACGATCTCCGGCGGCGATCCCAAAGGCAGGGAGGCAATGAAGCGCTGGGATTCCGTTGGAGACAACCGCGTGCGTGAGGCGCATCTCGAAGCCGATGGTCAAGAGGTTCCGGTAAGCCAGCCGTTCATTGTGGACGGGGAATCGCTTATGTACCCCGGCGACACCAGCCTCGGGGCTGGCCCTGGCAATGTAATCAACTGCCGGTGCTCGGCTTCCTACGACACCGAAGATATAGCCAATCAGCGATTGGAGGAGTAATTTATGCCTGCCACCACCCCTTCCTGGATGTACGCCATGCAGAGAAAGCACGCCGAATTCCAGCAGATCGACGAATTCCTGGACGCGCCGCTTGAGATCAAGCAAATGTCGGAGGACGGCAGCTTCCAGGGCTACGGCGCGGTCTTCGGCAATATGGACAGTGACCGAGACATCATCGCGTCCGGTGCATTCTCTAAGACGCTCGCGAAGAAAAAGCCGAGCCAAGTGAAAATGCTCTACCAGCATGACCATCGCCAGCCGATCGGAATCTGGGAGAACATCCAGGAGGACAAAAAAGGACTTCTGGTTCAAGGCAAGCTGTTGATCGGACAAGGCGTGCCGAAGGCGGACGAAGCCTATGCGCTCATCAAGGCCCGGGCAGTGGACGGCCTGAGTATCGGCTTCTCGATTCCGGAAGGCGGCGCGAGCTTCGATCAGGAAAAGCGGGTGCGCACGATCAGCGAGATCGACCTGTGGGAGATTTCTCCGGTGACCTTCCCGGCCAACCCGCGCGCCAAGATCAGCCGGGTGAAAGCCGTGGTGCCATTCCAGGATCTTCCGCTCTCCGATCGCGGCCGGGCCTGGGATGGATCAGCCGCCGAAGCGCGGGTGCGCCGCTGGGCCGGAGGCGGAGCCGATCTCACTGACATGGATTGGCAGCGCTATCGAAAGGCGTTCCTCTGGTTCGATTCGGACAACCAGGAGAATGTGACCAGCTACAAACTGGCTATCGCTGACGTGATCGGCGGCGAGCTGACAGCAGTGCCGCGCGGAATTTTCGCATCGGCCGGAGTGCTGCTCGGCGCGCGCGGCGGGGTGGATATTCCCGAAGACGCCAAGCGCCGGATTATTTCTCACCTTGAGCGCTACTACGCCAAGATGGACATGGAGTCGCCGTTCAAGGCAATAGATATGGGCGATGCAATGAAGAACGCTGTGCGCGCGATGCTCACAGCTTGCACCAATGTGCGAGAATTCGAACATACCCTGCGCGATGTGGGGTTCAGCAACAGCGAGGCCAAGATGATCGCCTCGCTGGCATTCAAACCTCAGCGTGAGGCTGTAGGCTCAATCGCGGAAGCCGTGAAGGCTGCCAAGAAAGTTTTGCAGCAACTCAACCCCTGAGCCGGAAAAGGAACCGATGCCCTATCCGAACGAACACGCGTGCCGTCTGCGGAACCCGGATGATTTCCAGCCTGGCAGCTTCAGGCGAATGACTGGCGCGCAGGAGCATAACGGCAAGAAATACGATGTGATCGTGGGAAGGCTGAAGGGCCAGGATACGCTTACGCAGCAGGCGTACCGTTACCCGAAAACAGTCTGGCCGGCCCGCGAAGCACAAAGCCATTGCCGAGCACATGACGGATCGTTCGAAGCGGCAGCGAAGAGCCTCTGGCTCAACTCACACGAGGACCCGAAGATGGAAAACGAAGACGTTGGAAACGAGATCGCCGCCCTGGCGGAGAGCGTCAAAACGACGCATACGGAACTCAAGAAGTCGTTCGAAGAGTTCGCGAAGACCCAGCGCGAGGCCGCCGCGGAATTTATGAAGAAAGGCGAGGTCGATCCTCTGCTGGTGCAGCTCCGCGAGCGCATCGCGGCGGACATGCTTGCCATGCAGGAGAAGATGGACGCCGCCATGGTCGCGCTGAACCGCCCGCGGCTCGACACCGACAGCTATTCCGAGAAGGACAAGGAATTCCGCAACGCGCACAAGTTCTTCACGCTCGTCGCGCACCGCAACCGCCGTCTCGATGCCGGCGATGAGCTTCCGGCGAAGGAAGTGAACATCGAGAACTACCGCGCCTACAAGCATGCGTTCATGCGCCTGCTCAGGAAAGCCGACGATCGCAAGATCAAGGTCGATGAGCTGAAGGCTCTCTCGGTCGGCTCCGATCCAGACGGCGGCTATACCGTCCATCCCGAGCTGAGCAACCGCATCATCGAGCGCCAGTTCGAATCCTCGCCGCTCCGGCAGGTCGCCATGATCGAGACCATCAGCAGCAATTCGCTGGAGCTGCTGGAGGACCCGGAAGAGTTCAGCGCCAACCGTACCAGCGAAGTCGCATCCGGCGGCGAGACCGCCACGCCCAAGCTGGGCAAGCGCGAGATCGTGGCCTACATCATGGAAGCCCGGCCGCGCGCCTCGCAGTCGCTTCTCGACGACTCCAGCCAGGACATCGAGGCATGGATCGCGAGGAAGGTGGCGAACAAGTTCGGCCGCATCGAAGCCAACGAGTTCATCGTCGGCAATGGCATCGGCAAAGCCCGCGGTATCACGACCTACACCGCTGGCACGACTTGGGGCACGATCGAGCAGCTGAACTCCGGCGCGAATGGCGGCGCGACCTACGCTGGGCTTGCGACCATTTCCACCTCGCTGAAGGAAATGTACTACGCCAACGCGCAATGGCTCCTGCATCGCACGCTGATCGGCACGATCCTCGGCCTCACCGCCTCGGCCTCGCCGCTCTGGATTCCGTCGATCGCGGTCGGCCAGCCTTCGACCCTGCTCGGCTATCCGGTGCGCTTCGCTCAGGATTTCACCACGCCGGCGACCAACAGCCTGTCCGGCGCCTTCGGTGATTTCCGCGCGGGCTATACCTGGGTCGATCGCCTGGGCATCCGCGTGCAGCCTGACCCGTACACCGCCAAGCCCTTCGTGGAGTTCTATACCACCAAGCGCTCGGGCGGCGATGTCGTCGATTTCGACGCCATCAAAATCATCAAGCTAGCGGCCTAAAGAGCAAAGGCCGGACATTCTCTCAGCCGGGCCGCGAGGCCCGGCCTCTATAGGAGGCTTCAGACATGCGTGACCTTCACGACAATATCAACCCCATCAATCCCGATGTGGTGACGGTGACCGATACCACTCCGGTGGTCTCCGGCATCGTCGACATGCAGGGCTACGACGCACTCGAGTTTGTGATTGCGACCGGAACCTTGGCCGATGCCGATGCGACCTTCACCGTGCTGGTGGAGGATGGCGATGCGTCGAACCTTTCCGATGCGGCGGCGGTGGCCGATACCTACCTGCTCGGCACGGAGGTTCTGGCGGCCTTCACCTTCGCGGAAGACCAGAAGACGCGGAAGATCGGCTACATCGGCCAGAAGCGCTACGCCCGCTGCACCGTGACGCCGGTGGCGAATACCGGCAGCGCGCCGATCGCTATCGTTCCGATTCTGGGCCGGCCGAAGGATGCTGCAACGCCGAACCCGCCCGCCTGAGCAGTGGCCATGGAGCTTTCCCGCTCCGAAAGGGGCGGGGTCTTTTCAAAGAGAGAGGGCAAAGATGACCGTTCGAATCCTAAAGCCAGTTCGCGTTCTGCTGAAAGGCGCGGTGATCACTTTGTCAAAGGATCAGGTCGTGAGCCTGTCTCCTGAAGACGAGGCCGCGCTCATCCGCGGGAAAGATGCCGAGAAAGCACCCGACAAGGCAGCGGAGAGTAGTGCGCGGGATGAAGGCCAGGATGACTCCAAGCGGAAGCCCGGGTGGCCGAAAGGCAAGAGCCGCGGCAGCGCTCCGCTCAACAAGTGAGCCATGCCGCCTATTTCGGTCCCCACCTCCCGGCCGCTCCCGGCCGGAGTTATCGTCTCCATTGACCGCTATTCGGAGCCGGACAATTCTCCGCTTCTCTCGATAGCCAAAGAGCAGCTGCGCGCGGAAACAACCGCGCATGACGCGCTCATTCAGCGTCTCATCGATTCGAGTGTCCGCTATGTCGAGCAGATAGCGCGGGTCTCGCTCTTCGACCAATCGCGCCGGCTGGTTCTCGATAGCCCGCCGAACGATGACTACATTCCGTTGTTCGGCCCGCCGGTGAAGGCGGTGACCACATTCACCACCTACAATCTCCAGGACATCGCCGACACAACCTTCGCGGGCTATCTCCTGGACATTCCCGGGGTGCGCCTCATTCTCAAGAATGGCTACAGCTGGCCGGACAATCTAAGGCCGCGCTCGGCGGTGCAGATCGTCTATACCACGGGCTTCGGAACGACCGTTGCAGGGCTCCCGCGTGATCTGGTGCAAGCGGTGCTGCTGCTGACCACGCATTGGTATGAGAACCCCTCTGCCGTTGGCTGCGATCCATCGCCTGAGATGGCCAATTCGGTGCGCGACATCGTCGGCATAGAGCGGAGGTGGCGCCTATGAGTTGCGTGCGCGTAGGCGGAAGGCATCGGGTTGTATGCGCTGGTGATCTCAACAAGCGGATCAGCATTCAGAACCGAGCCATTGTTCCGCCGGTTTCAGGCACGCCGGATTTCACCGAGACATTCTCCGGCTCAATCGACCGCTGGGCGGCCATTCAGACGGTGAAAGGAAAGACCATTTTCGATGGGCTCAACCAGCGCGATCGGGAAGTGACGCACGAGGTTTTCATTCGCTACGAGTCCGGGGTGACTTCCGAAAGCTGGATCATCTACAACAGCCGGCGCTTCGACATTATCGATGTCGAGGACCTGGAAGAGCGCCATGAATTCCTGCGTATTCTTTGCACCGACAAGCTCGGGAGCGCGCTGTGATCAAGATCAAAGAGGACCCGGCCAATGCCGGGGTCTACTTCGTCCTGGCGAACCTCGGGCAGCTCAGCCAGCGAGCCATCCGGCAAGGCTTTTTCAAGCTCGGGCGCGATCTCAAGACCACGGCTTCAAAGGAAATACTGCGCCGGCCGAAGGGCGGCAGAACCTATCTCATCCGCGGCCCTGGAGGCCGCAGGCGCCGGCATATAGCCTCCGCCCCTGGCGAGACCCACGCCAACCTCTCCGGGCGCCTGCGTCGGTCCCTGGGCTGGTCTGTGAAGGCCGCGGAAGAGCTGGAGTTCGGCTATATGGACGGGGTCATTCCCGGCTATGCGCCGTTCGTGGAATTCGGAACTTCCCGCATGGCGGCTCGGCCGAGCCTCAAGAACGCCATTGACGCCGTCTCGCGCAATTCTGAGGTCTATTTCGGTCAAGAGCTTGACAAGGGCTTCCGCTGATGAGAGCGGCGGACATTGTCTACCAACTTGCGGCGAAACTGCCGCTATTTTCGGATAAATTCACCACCAACATTGCCCTGACCTCTCTTACCCAAGCGGCAGGTGTCGCAACCGCCGCAACCGCTGTCGCCCATGGTCTCGCCGCCGGCCAGCAGGCAAACATCGTTGGCGCGAAGGTGGCCATTCCGCTTACCAGCCTGACGCGGTCAGGAACCGTCGGAACCGCGGTTTCGGCGAGTTCCCATGACCTGACGCGTGGCTACTCCCAAAACGTCGAGATAACCGGCGCGCCGGAGGCAAACTTCAACGGGAGCTTTGCGCTGCTCAATGTGCCCGATCGCTTTACCGCTACCTTCACCATGCCGGATTCCGGCGCTACCGCTGCGACCGGGAGCCCGCTGCTGCTCAATGCCAGCAATTATCTGTCGCAATACAACGGCCTGCATGCGATCACGGCGGTGCCAACTCCCACCAGCTTTCAATTCGCGGTGCCGGCCGGGCTCTATTCGCCGGCCTATGGCTCAATCTCCGCTCGAAGCCTCCCGCGTGTCTCGGCCGCGCTGAGCGAGGATGTCATCCTGGACGCCTATACCGCGCAGCCGCAGGACGCCGTTTGGGCATTCGTGGTGCTGAACGATGTGGTCGCCAGCAAGAGCCGGCAGACCGAAACCGACGCCAGCTCCAACATCCAGCGCGGAGAGTATTTCCGAATCCAGGTCATCCAGCCATTCACGGTCTATGTGCTTATTCCTACCGCTGCGGAGAACGCCGCGCGCTCGGCGCGCGATCTCTGCGAAGAGCTGCTAAGGCCGCTCTGCCAAGCGCTCGTGCTGAAGAAGTTCGACTCCCTGCTCTCGGTGGGCGCAAAGAACCCTGTGCAGTTCCTCGGGCATGGCTTCGCGGCTTACTCGAGACCGTTCTACATGCATGCATTCCAATTCGGGCAGCTCGGAGACATGACCTTTGCTGATACAGTGGGGTACGATGACGATGTGGCGTTCCGGGACATCGGCCTCACCATGCATAGCTCGCTCGGTACCGGAATCATCCAGACCGCCAACATCAACCTGGACGAAGGATAGGCTATGGGGCGCATTGCTACCGTGACGGTCTTGAAGCCGTTCTCCGGCTTCAAGCCCGGGAAGAAATTGACCATCGCCGTGGACGACGAAGGCACTGCGCTGGATCCTCTCTGGAGGCGGCGCATCAAGGACGCGGAGACGGACCAATGCTGCATGGTTGAATACAGCCAGCCTGGAGCGGAGCGCGCGGAGCCGGAAGACAAACAACACGCTGAGTCGCGCCGGGCATCCCGAAGGGATAAACTTCTGCGCGGTGAATAGGCGATCCAATAGGAGGTAGACAAAATGAGTTCGATCATCCTGCAACCCCGGGTCGCCGTCGACATTGTCCCGGCCACGGTAGCCGTCGAGAACAGCGAACACCGCATCCTCTTCGTCGGACAGATGACCTCCGGCAGCGCCACTGCCGGGGCCCTGAATGAGAATCTGGCCAACGACAATTCCGAAGACACGCTCTTCGGCTCGCACTCCATGCTGGCCGGAATGATCCGCGCGGCCAAGGCTTTGAACCAGACCACCCGCATGGATGCCATCGCTCTTGCGGATGCCGGCGCTGGTGTCGCTGCTACCGGCACCATTGTGGTTGGCGGCGCTCCGAGTGCAGCGGGCACGCTGAAGGTTCGAATCGGCTCCGAGTTGAATCACGAATACAGTATCGCCGTTGCCACGACCGACACGCCTACCACCCTCGGCGATGCGATCGTCGCGGCGGTAACCGCTGACGGCGACTGCCCGGTCTCTGCCGCGAATGTCACCGGCACGGTCACCTTCACCGCGCTCAACAAGGGCACGCTCGGCAACCAGATAGGCATCGAGGTGGTCGGGTCGGTGGCCGGCGTCACGACCGCTGTCACCGGAATGGCCAGCGGCGCGACCGATCCCACGCTTACGACGGTTTTCGATGTCGTCGGGAACGCCCGTTACCAGACGATCGTCTGGCCCTATGCTCAGGCGACGACTGTCCTGCGCACGTTCCTGGACGGCCGCTTCAATGACGACAACCGGGTGCTGGATGGCGTTGGGATAACGGCGTGGCATGACTCGCTTGCGAACCACCTTTCCGTTCTCAATGCGCTCAACAGCCAGAGCCTCGTGTTCCTGGCTGACAAGGCTCAAAGCGAATCGCTCTACAAGGGCTCGGCGGTATTCGAACTTGAGCCGGTCAAGGCTGCTCAATTCGCCGCCATTCGCGGGCTGCGTCTTACCGATGGCGCCGGCATCAGCCATTTCGTCATTACCACCAATGGCCCGCTCGACTCATTCGGCGGTCCTGCCCTGGCCAGTAAGCCGTATTTCAACACGGCTTTCCCGAACCTCCCTCTGGTTGCTTCGACCCGCGGCTGGCTGACCAGCGAGATCGAAGACCTCCATGATGCCGGCGGCTCGGTACTTGGCATCAATGTCTCCGGAAACGCCGCGCTGGCGGGAGAAGTGACCACGACCTACAAGAACGACACCGCCGGGAATCCGGATGTCTCGTTCAAGTATCTCAACTACGTCGATACCGCCAGCAATGCGCGCGAGTATTTCTACAACAATCTCCGGTCGCGCTTCGCTCAGAGCCGCTTGACCGCTGGCGATGTGATCAAGGGCCGGGACATGGCCAATGACATCACGATCGCGAACTTCTGCGAGAAGCTGTATCAGGACCTCTCGGGACCGACCTACGTTCTGTTGCAGGCCGGCGAAGACGCGGTGAAGTTCTTCAAGGACAATCTGTCCGTTGTGCTCGATCTCGCCTCGGGAAGAGCGACCATCACCATGACGGTGCCCATTGTGACCCAGCTGCGCGAGATTCTGGCGACCATGAAGATCGCGTTCTCTACCGAAGGCTGACCCAACGACACCGGAGGAAACCGACCATGTCCGAACAGCTGAGTAATCCGCAGGTCCTCGTCAACAACGACGTGGTGGCGGTCATTCCCAACACCGTGACCTTCACCGAAGGGCTCGGCGAGCAGACCATCCGGGCCGCCTCTGCCGGAGGCGCGCAGACCGAACAGGTCTATTCCGACAACATCGAGATGCGCTATTCGACGGTGAAATTCGAGCTTCCGCCTACCGTCGAAAACATCGCCAAGGCCCGGGAGTGGAAGGTCAACAAGAACCAGAACCTCATACAGATTTCCGGACGCACGGCCGAAGGAAGAGTGACCCGCACATTCTCCCAAGCGGCGTTGCTCAGCGACTACGAAGTGCCGCTGACCAACGACGGCAACATCACTCTCGAATGGCGGGCGAACCCGGCGGTCTAGTGCGGTAGAAACTGGAGGAAGAAAAACCAATGAGCGAGTATCTTTTCGACATCGGCGATCAGGTCACAATCATCGAGGAAAATCTCGAAGGCAAGGTCGCCGACATGCAAAAGGACGACGATGGCAACCGCATGTATCTCGTGTCCTATGTGGACGAGAACGGCGTCGATTTCGAGAAGTGGTTCGAAGAACCGCTGATCACGAAGACGCCATGAACAAGGAGATTACCTACAAGCTCCAGAATACGATCCAGTATGCCAGGGCCGGAGAAATGCAGAACGGCGAGTTCATCCAGCTCAGCGCGCCGACCTCCAAGAACATCGTCGAGTGCGCATTCCTGAAGCAAGCGTTCTACCGCGCGCTCCCGAAGGATGTCGAGGAAGAGCCGGACGCCAAGCCGTCGGAGATCAACGGCGAAGGCGTCATGACCCTACTGATGATGTCGAACGATGTCGAGCTGTCGAAAATACTTCTCTCTGCGCGCGACCTCTTCACCTCGGGCGTGGCCATGCTGGACGGCGAGCAGAAGCTCACCAAGCCGCTGATCGATCTCATGGCGCAGGAAGACTTGGAGGCCATGACCGGGGAGTATCTCGCAAATTTTTTGCTTGCTTCGGTATTGCAGAAACAGAAGAAGAGCTGACCGAGAAAATCGCGCGGCTCTGCCTGTTCTTTGAAGGCGCCTTGCCCTATGACGTAGCATGGTCGCTGCCCATCCCGGAGCTGCTGGTTCTGGACAAGACCGCGAAAAAGGTGAACGAAGAGCGGAAGCGGGAAATCAAGAAAGCCGGAGGCTAGCGTGGCGAACAAAGTTACTTGGATATTCCTGGCCCGCGATCAATACAGCGCCATCGCCAAGCAGGTCAGCTCTGCCACTTCTGGCATACGCGACAAATTCGCCGCCGCCGCCGCTGCTGCCAAGCAAGCCGCGGATCAGACCACCACGCTCGCCGATCGCATGCGAAAAAGCGGTGCCGATATGCGGAAAATCGGTCGCGATATTTCGCTGTATGTCTCGGCGCCGGCAACGCTGTTTGCGGCGACCGCCATCAGATCCTATGACCAGCAAGCGGTCGCGCTGGCGAAGGTCGAAAGCGCGGTGCGATCTACCGGCGGGGCGGCCAAGCTCAGCGTGCAGGAACTCGCAGCCGAAGCCGACAAATTGCAGGCCAGCACCATCTTCGGCGATGAAGCGATACTGAATGATGTCACTACCACGCTGCTCGGATTCGGGAAGATTGCCGGAGAGACATTCAAGCGCACACAGAGTGCCGCGGCGGATATGGCCACTCGCACGGGCGGCGATTTGCGCTCGGCATCGCTGGCCCTGGGCAAGGCTCTGGATGATCCGCTGACCGGCCTGGATGGGCTGCGGCGAGCTGGAATAACCTTCACGAAGGACGAAAAGGCTCTAATTCAAGCTCTGGCACAGGCCAATATGACCGCTCAGGCACAGGCGCTCATTCTCAAAAAAGTCGAGACCGGTGTCGGCGGCATGGCCCAAGCGGCGGCCAAGGCCGGCCTGGGGCCGCTGCGCCAGCTCGGTAATGCATTCGATGATTTACGCGAGAACATCGGCAAGGTGTTGTTGGATTTGCTGAGCCCGTTAATTGCTTCTCTGCGTGGTATGGTCGAATGGATGAAGAATCTGTCACCGACCACGACCAAGGTAATTGCCGGGATCGTGATTCTTGCCGCAGTTCTCGGACCTCTTCTCATTGTCATAGGGTCTCTCATCGCCATAAAAGCGGCGCTGATTGCAACCTTCGTAGGGATCGGTGCCGCGATCACATTTGCTACTGGACCAATCGGGTTGGCGATCATTGCAGTCAGTGCATTGGTTGCCGCTGCTATATGGCTTTACAACGAGTTCAAGCCGGTGCGAGACATCGTCGGTCTGCTGACCATGGCATTTGCTGGATGGTGGGAAATACTGAAACTTGTGTTCTCAGGATTGCAGGCGATAGCAGCTCCAGTGCTCGGAGCCGTGACCGACGCATTCAGCGCTTTGTCGGATGCGCTGTCAGGAACACTAGAGATCGTGAGCGGAATATATGAATCGGTGGTCGGGATAATGTCCGCCATGAAAGGCGCGGTGCAAATGGCGGCGGAGGAAACGGCCGCCTATGTCGAGTTCGGCGGGAATATTCAGACCGCCGCGGCGACGACCACTGACATCAATGTGAACCTTCGGGCTCCGAAGGGCGCGGTTGAATCGGTGAAGACCAGAACCAATGGCCGCGCTCCAGGAATGAACGTGGGCGTGAATATGGTCGCGCTCGGTATCACGCCGTGAATCTCGACGAAGTTCTCAGCGGAAAGTTCAAAGACGTCCCATTTCTCATGACGTCCGGACAAGTGTCCGGAGGAAATAAGAACGTCGTGCATTCCTATCCGAATTCAGACCGGCAGACGGTTGAAAATCTCGGGCGCACTCCGCGCAGTTTTCCGATCACCATCTTGCTGCCTTCGTTCGAATACACGGCGCGCCGCGATGTGTTGCTTTTGGTTCTTGAAGAAAAAACACCCGGCGTACTCATCCATCCTTTCCATGGGCGAATCGAGAACGCCATCGCGGGCCCGTATACCCTTTCCGAAGACTTCACATCGCTCGGCTCCGGGACAATTCAGGTCACGTTCCTTATCGATAACGGTCCTGGCGTACCTCAAGCGGCGGGCATCACGGCCTCTGCGGTGGCCAAGGCCAACCAGCTTGCGAGTCAGGCTATACAGACCAACTTCTCCAGCGCTTATCACGTCACTCCTGGCTTCCTCGGGAGCTTCGAGTCAGCGACCGAATCGGTGCGGGACGCCGCGCTCGCTTTCCAAAAGAGTCAGGCGCCGCTCGATCAGGCCAGCGAATACCTTACCGCTGCGGAGGCCCTGGCAGCGGAATCCGCCGCGCTGATCACTGCGCCGATCAACCTCGCGCTGCGTATCACCGACATGTTCGAAAGGGCAACGACATTGTTCGATGACCCGGTAAATGCGCTCAAGCACTTCTCCGGGTATTTCGGCTTCGGCGATTCAATGACGGCAAAGGTTCCGGTCACCGCCGCGCAGATCGAAGTCGCTAACAACAAGGCGTTGTTCGACTCGGCAATGAAGACCCAAGCACTCGGCTATGCCTACCAGTCCATTGTGCAAGTAGAATTCTCTACGGTAGAGGATGTCGATTCCGCGAGCCTCGCGCTGGAAGAACAATACCTCGCTGTTCGGGATGCGGAGGGAGTCGATACGGATTCCCGCGAGCTGCTGTCGGATCTCCGGGAATTGGCTAACCAGCTGCTCGATGACCAGAAACTCACCGCCAGGAGGATCGTCACGGTGCGCACCCATCCCACGACCGCGCGGCTCCTGGCATTTTCCTACTACGGCAATGATGAGCAGGGCGAGGCAATCGCCGACATCAACGGCAATGGCGTATCGAACCTCTCCGGCTATGTGAAGGTTCTCACCGCATGAACCTTGAGGTTGAAGGCACAGCGTATGAGTTCTTCACCGACATAGCGGTGAATCTCAGAATGGACGCACTGTGCCGAGAGTTCAGCTTCGGAACAACCCGAGTAGCCGGAAAGGGTCTGCCATTCAAGGGAGGCGAATCGTGCCGGGTCATTGATGATTCGGAGACCGTTCTCACTGGCTTCATAGAGCGGGTGGACATTGACTATTCCGCCAGCTCGCATTCGATACAGGTCGCCGGAAGAGACAAGCCGGCCGACATTGTCGATTCGACCCTGCGCTCGACTTCCGACTTCCTGCCGCCGATCACGCTCAAGCGGGCCGCGGAGCTGGCTATCAAGGACATAGGCTCGGACATCAAGGTTGTCGATCTCGCAAGCCCTGAGCCTTTCAAGACCACGATCGACATGGTCACTCCAGAGCCAGGAGAGGGCGTGTTCGAATTCCTTGAGAAGCTGGCCAAGAAAAGAAAGGTTCTGCTCACCTCTGATGCGGACGGCAATCTGGTAATCGCTCGGGCAGGAGACGAGCGGTCAGCTGGAGCCATTCAGAACATAGCCGGAGCTGATGACAACAACGTGCTGTCCTCTTCCATCAGCTATGACACCACGGCCCGGTATTATCGCTATACCTTCACGTCTTCGCTCAACCTCGTCGCCCTGGCAAAGGCCGGGCTCGTGATTCCGAAGGACATCATCAACCAGCGCGGCTATGCCATCGATGCCGCCGTGCGGCGGAGCCGACAGCTTGCTCTTCAGCCTGAGAGCGCGTTGGCCGCCAAGGACACTACCGCGCGCGCCGAGTGGGAAGCGAACGTAAGGCAGTCCCGCGGCAAGCTCTATTCATGCGTGGTGCAGGGCTTCCGCGAAGTTCCAGGAGGAAATTTGTGGAGCATCAACAAGCTGGTGCGTGTAAAGGATGAGTTTGCCGACATCGAGGGAGACATGCGGATCAGCGCGGTAGCTTTCTCGCTCTCGGAGAATGGCGGAAGCACCACGACGCTTACCTGCATGCCGCCGAATGCATTCACGCTGTCTCTCAGCCAGCCGAAAACGGAGATCGTCGGTGCAGAATTTATTGACTAAGCTCATCCGCTGGGCGTCGGTAGTCCGGGCCGGCTCTGATGCTGACCAGTTTCCCACCCAGCAGGTGGAATACCTGGGCAAGGTCGCCGACTGCATCATGGTTTTTCCCTATGGCATGCACGCGAATGTGCACGGGGATTCTCTGGCGGTGATGCTCGCCATGAACGGCGCGCTCGATAACCGAGCGGCTATCCCTTCCAGCATGAACAACCGGCAAGCCCTGGCCGGCGGCGAGGTTATGATCTATAGCCCGCTGTCGGGAAGCTCCGTGATATTCAAGGCAAACGGTGACATCATTGCCAATGCCAAGGGAAATATCACCGCGATCGCAGGAGGGAATGTCAGTGTCACCGCCTCGGGAACCGCTGATGTGACCGCTTCGGGCGCCTTGAGCCTGAACAGCTCGGCGAGCATTGCGCTCACCGCTCCGGCCATAGGGCTGAATGGAGCCGTCACGGTAGTCGGCGGACTGAATTCCGACAGCGTTACGGTTAGCGGGGCTCTGTCGCAAGGCGGAAAAAACGTCGGCGCCGCGCATGTCCACAGCGGGGTAACGACTGGAACGTCCAACACCGGAGGGGTGGTCTGACATGGGCGCCGAAGCGATCCTCTACGCGGATGAAGGCTATGACTTCCATCTGGACGAGAACGGCGACATTGGCACGGCGGACCAGCTCGATACCGCCATGCTTATGTCGGTCTTCTGCGAACGGCGGGCCTCGCCTTCCGAGATGCAACCGCCGGAGCTGCGCCGCGGATGGATTGGCAATTCGGCCACCCCGGGCTTTGAAATAGGGTCCAAGCTGTGGTTGTATGAGCAGGCGAGGCTTACGCGCAGCACCTTGAACGGCATTGCCGCCGAAGCCCTGGCCGGTCTGAAATGGCTAATCGAAGACGGCATCGCACTCGACATGGAGGCCAGCATGTCGATCGACGGTTTGACGGTCGCGATCACCCGGCCGAATTCGGAGGTAGCAACGCGGTTCTACAATCTCTGGGAGGGAACGGGTGCATATTGAATTGCCAAGCTCCGCCAACGAGGTCATCCAGCGAGCCAAGACGGATGTCCTGCGGGAGATGCCCGGCTCCAATCCATTCCTGCGGAACAGCTGGCTCTCGGCGATCATCACCGGGATCGCGAGCAGAATCTACGACTTCTATTTGCAGCTAAAGGCCGCCATCCGTCAGTCGATCCCTGACACTGCCACCGATGACTATCTCGTGCGCTGGGCCGCCATCTGGGGCATCACGCGTCTGCCGGCTACGGCCGCGAGCGGGATAGTCGTTTTCACCGGCACGGCTGGAACGGTTATCCCGGCGGGAACGGTAGTCACTTCTTCCGACGGTCTCGAGTACGAGACCGAAGGCGATGTCACCATTTCCGCACAGACTATTTCGGTATCGTCGATCAACCGCTCGGGATCGACTGCCACCGCTGTCACGGCAAGCGACCACAACCTGGGCTCAGGGGTTGCCGTGACCATAGCCGGAGCGGATCAGAGCGAATACAACGTCACCGAAGACATCACAGTCAACGGGCTCGCCAGCTTCACTTACCCGGTGAGCGGGACGCCTGTCACTCCTGCAACCGGAACCATCACGGCGTCGTTCACCACCGCCTATGCGACTGTCGATGCTCTGACGCTCGGAGAGGCCGGGAATCAATCGGCCGGCGCTGAACTAACCATCCAGACGCCGATCGCGGGTGTCGATAACACTGCCTACGTTACCTTCGGAGAATTGGGCGGAGGAACGGATGCCGAGAGCGACGATGATCTGCGAGCTCGCTTTCTCTCTCGTCTCCAGAATCCAGTCGCGCAATTCAACGCTGCGTCGATCGAAGCCAAGGCCAAAGAGGTTGCCGGGGTAACGCGCGTCTTCGTGCAAGAGATCACCCCGGCGGTAGGGCAGGTCACAGTGTATTTCATGCGCGACAACGAGACTCCGGCTATACCCAGCGGCTCGGAGGTAACTGCGGTTCGCGACAAGCTCCTGGAAATACTGCCGGCCAATACCGACCCGGCTGATCTCTTCGTAGCGGCTCCAACTGCCGTGGCAAACAATTTCGTCTTCACTGCTGTTTCTCCCAACACCGCCACCATGCGGCAGGCGGTTCAGGATTCGCTCGACCAGCTATTCGGCGAAGAGCTTGATGTTGGCGAGGACCTTTCGGAGGACGCTTATCGCTCGGCCATCTACAACACAGTCGATACGGCGACCGGAGATCGTCTCGCCTCATTTACTCTTACTTCGCCAAGCGGCGACATCTCCATCAGCGACAGCCAGATTGCCACCAAGGGCACCGTGACATGGCCGTAAGCCAGCTGCCTTTCGATACCCATGTCCAGCGGATCGCCGACTATCTTCCGGGCGGGCGGATATTTCAGGCCAAGAACATGCCCGCGTCGAATCTCCGGAAGCTCATCACCGGGATCGCGCACGAGCTGTTCACCGCCGATGGCTATGTATGTGATTACCAGAACGACATAAACCCGAGCCTCACGACCTATTTCCTGGATGAGTGGGAGAGCGCGCTCGGAATTCCTGACAGCTGTTTCTCTGGAACCGGAAGCCTGAACGAGCGGCGGCGAGACATTGTGGTGAAGCTCGCCTCACTCGGGGTGCAGACCGCCGATGATTTCGTCGCCCTGGCCGCGCTCTTCGGAATCGCGATCACGGTCGAATCTGGCTTTTCCTACGCCGTGTTCCCTATGACTTTTCCGATCTATCTCACCACCATCGAGGAAGCGCGGTTTACCATCTTCATCACATTCACTGTCGTCGGCTTGGACAGATTTCCGCTGACCTTCCCGATTCTCTTCGGCGACAATACTCTCGCCGTGCTGGAGTGCTTGTTCCGAAAGCTCAAGCCGGCTAACTGTCAGATCGTTTTCACACAGGTATGAATCCATGCAAGACCTAAACGACAAAGTCACCGGCGGCACCCTCTCCGCATCGGAATGGAATCAGGTTCCGAGCGAGCTGCAAAATGTCATCGAGGCCATCGGCCAGACGCTCTCGGGCGCCGATCTCAATCAGCTCGGTAAGGCGATTGCCGGCTATGCCGCGAGCGGGAAGTTCTATACCGATACCGGCGCTGCCGATGCCTATGTGCTCGGCACGATCGGATCGCGGCATGCACCGCATGCCTATATCGACGGCATGGAGATCATCTTCTCGCCGGGCAATACCAATACCGGCGCTTCCACCGTGAATGTTTCAACCCTCGGTGTGAAAGACCTGCGCGATTATGCCGGGGCCGTGCTGGTCGCCGGGGCGCTCACCGCTGGATCGCAAGTGCAATTCGTCTATAACGCCTCGGCGGGTCATTTCCGGCTCAAGCGATCCTCGTTCGTCAACCGTCTGCTCAGCGCCGCAACCGCCGCGCTGGCCCGAACTGCGGTGGCGATTCAGAATCCGCACGCGGTCTGCGATGGGCGCCTAACCCTCACCAGCGGAACGCCGGTCACGACCGCTGATGTGACGGCGGCGACCAATGTCTATTTCACGCCGCACATCGGCAATCAGGTGGCGGTCTATTCCGGCGGCGATTGGATACCGCTCACTTTTTCCGAGCTGACCCTGGCGGTTCCGGCCACGACGGGCACGAACTACGACGTCTTCGCCTATGACAATTCCGGGGTGCTCGCGATCGAGGCGCTGGCGTGGACGAACGACACCACGCGCGCCACCGCCTTGGCGAAACAGGACGGCGTGTATGTGAAATCGGGTGCCGTTACTCGCAGATATCTTGGGACATTCCGCACCACGACGGTATCTGGACAAACCGAAGATTCCACGGATTTCAGATACGTCTGGAATTACTACAACCGTGTTGATCGCACTCTCTACGCGAACTCCGGGGCGACGGTATACGCCTACACTACCGATGCCTATCGCCTCGTGAACAACGATGCCGCAAATCAGGTGAAAATAGTCGTCGGCGTCGATGAAGATGAAATCAGCGCCAAGGCTTTTCATAGCGCAGCGAACACAAATACCGGAGTCAATTTCACGACCGGTATCGGTCTGGACAGCACTTCCGCTCCGGTCTCTGCATCTCTTACCGACAATCCGGTAACCTTGCTTGCGAACCAGAGAACGACAGCAAAAGCAGCATGGAATGGCCATTGCGGAGTAGGACTGCACAGCATTACTTGGCTGGAGCGAAGCGTAGCGTCTGGAACGACTACGTGGACAGCGAATTCGGGTGAAACCCGCGGTGGTCTTTTCGGCAATATGAAAGGCTGATACCGCATGCCAAGCCGCGAGCTCTTCGATCTTCATCCCGACATGGCCGCCAAGGCGGCGGCCTTCGAACATGAATGCAGAGTGCGCGGCATCGACTTTATCTTCACCTGTACCTATCGCTCGAATCAGGAACAGGAAGAGCTTTACGCACAGGGACGCACCAAGCCCGGGCGCATCGTGACCTGGGCGCATGCCGGCGAGTCGCTGCACAATCGCGTCGATGCCGACGGCAATCCTGCATCCCGCGCGTTCGATATCGTCGTGCTGCGCCATGGCAAGCTGGTGTGGGGAACCGGAGGCAACGGCATCGACAATGATCCGACCGACGATGACACCGACGATCTCGAACTCTGGCAGCGCGCGGGAGCCGTTGGAAAATATGTCGGTCTCGAATGGGCAGGAGACTGGCCGAAGAACAAAAGGGAGTTTCCTCACTTCCAGCTGCCGGAGGTCTGATGCATGACATCCTGAACAAGGCAATGGACATCCTGACCGATCCGTTCGTTCTGATGATACTCGGGCTGTTCGCTCATTTCCTCCGGAAAATTATCGCCGGGGCCACCCATGAAGGCGCGAAGATTCCGACAGTCATCGGTTACTGGTTCAGAAATCCAGCACAGTCAGCCTTCGCGTTTATCGGCGCGCTCGCTGGCTACGCCATGTTCGCGCATTTCCCAGACTTCAACTCGATGGCGCCGGACATCAAGAACGTCGTTCGCACGACCGCGTTCGGAATTGGCTACATGGCCGACAACATGGTCGATGCCATCGGCGGAAAAACCATGGATCGAATTAGAGGGACCAAGCCATGAAATTTCTTCTGCTGTTGCTGGTGCCGGTGATGTCCTGGCTCGATCGCCAGAGGGGCATGTCTAAGGACGTCGAGACCATACCGAAAGCTCCTGCTCTTCTCGCAATGGGCTATCTCTGCGCGCTATTCACCGGCCATGTCTCTGATCCGGCCGCCGTGGGCCTCGCGCTCGCCTTTGCCATCGCCGACAGCATCGGCTTCGGAGAGCCGATGGGGCATGCGCTGACCGGCAAGGGCGGGGTGCCAGCTGCGGACGGCACGGTATACGAGGGCTGGCAGTTCGGGCCGCTCAGGACAAATCCATGGCTGGCGCTGGCGGTGCGCGGCGCCATGCTGGCAGTTGCCGGATTCGCCGCGCTCGATCTTCGGGCGGCAGCGATAATCGGCATTTCCTGGACCCTCGCTTACCCGGCTGCTCCGGCGATCGTGCGCTTCCTGCTCAGGATGCCCACCAAGACCACGGCGCAGTCAGGCCGGGCTTGGGCAGCCAATGAGTGGATACGCGGCGTCCTGGCCGGCCTGCTCATGGCAAGCGGCGGAATATGGCTGGTCTGGCTATGACAACTCGAGTATGGATAGTCGTGGTGGCCATTCTTGCCCTAGCTCTCGCTGGAGCTGGAGCCGCGCTCTGGAAACAGATAAAGGCCAACGGAGAGAAACAGGCCACGATTGATACCTTGAGCGCCGGGCTCAAAGCCGAGAAGGACGCGCGGCGCGCCTCTGACGAAGCCGTGAAGCTCAGGGACGATGGCCTTGCAAAGGCCCGGCAGGAAAACTCCCGCTATCAAACTCGGCTGCGGGCTCTGGAGGCAAAAGATGCCGAAGTTTCAGACTGGTACAACCGTCCTTTGCCTCGCTCTGTCATTGTCTTCCTGTGCGACCGAACCCACAGTGACAGTGACACGTGCCTGTCCCTCCGGGACTCTGCTCCAGGTCCGCCCGCTCCCGAAGTGGGACGGTGAGAATACCGGGGCGCTGCTGAGCTGGGCGCTCGATGCCGCGGAGGTCGTGGACCAAGGGAATGCCGATAAAGAAGGGATTTGGCTGTTCTGCAAGCCGGAATGATCCACGTGGAACATTCACGCGGCTCTTCCTATCCTGCTGACCCCAGTTCTTCGGAATTTCAACGCCATACGCAGAGCCCGTTTCCGGCCGAGTGTTCGAATATTGAACGATCTGCGGCTCTGTATTGTCGTCCGCCTCTGGTAGTAGGCTGAGAACTCTTCCCGCCAGTACCGATACTTACCGACCTTCTGTTGATACCGGGTGTAGGTCACTCCGATCGGCAGCTTCGTCCGCTTGTTTCTTCTCCGCCGCACATGGACTACCCGCGGCTGGATCCTCGGCGCATGCCTGTCGCGGAAAGCCATCGCCGCGCGCTCGGCTTTTCGGTAGCCACCATGCTTGCTGTCGGAGAACGCACGCTGTATCTGACGTTTTGGATTGCCTGGATAGATTCGCACCCACCAGCTGGACTCAAGGCGCGTTATGTACCTGTGCCTTTCGGGCCTCGTCGCTCGCTTTCTCTTCATGCCTTGTGCTGCAACCTCAGCCATAGCCAGTGCAGGCGCGCGGCGAACAATGACCTATGCTGGCGGTGGCAGGCATCGCAGCATGTCCAGACAATGCGGATGCGGCGCCGCTTTCTGTATGCGTGTTCGCTCTTCACAGATAGACGCTTAATGCCTTTGATGTGGCGCTGGCGATCTCGAACGATTGCCATGCGTTCGTTTATCGAGCACTGAAGATGTAGTTTTTTCATCGGGTCGCTCGATCCGATTCCTTTCTCGCTTGAGATTGGCGCGCATCATTCGCACCATGTCCTGACAGTGCTTGATCTCCGCACGCATGCGCGCGATGTCGTCTTTCGCTTGCTGTCTGGTCATAGCCTATGCCTTCCCGGAGCGCTCGTGCTCGGGCGCCAGCTGAGGCCCGCCCCATGTCGGCCGAGCGCCGGTCTCCGATTCGATCGCCTCGGTGATGATATCGCGCATCATGTCCATGAACAGGTCCTTTCTTCCCGGGTTGCTTTCCACCGCTCGCATGAGAATCGAGCCTATGACTACCGCTCGATCCATGGTCTCGTTCTGCGCGTAGTAGGCCACCCACATCTCGCCTTCGCGCCGCATTGCCAGCCGGCCGATCTGCGGGCCTTTGTCGATATTCTCTTCAGCCATCTATCTTTCCCTCTTGAACAATTTCAATCGAAGTCGCTGCTGACGAACTTTCGTCATTGAACATAACCGGCTCTATGCCATCGATGATTGACAATGGGTCTACTTCCAGCAAGAGCGAGAGAATTATCAGCATCGTCTTCTGCTCGTCCAAGCGCGCCGCGTCGTCCTGGTGTACGACCATGCCGTCATCGATCCGAATGCCGGTCAGAAGTCGCGCCACAACTCCTGCAAGCGCTGGAGCCTGAATGTTGTAGCCGCGTCCGAGATACTTCAGCACTCGCATAATGGAGCCTCCCGCGTCTTCGTGCCGGTGCGGAGCTGTATAGACCAGCCGGCGAGCTGCGAGATCGGAGTAGAAGCTGTCCGCACATAGAGATCTCCATTCTCCGGTTACTGTCTCTGAGTCTCCCGGCACCCACCAGATCACCGCCTGCACAATGGTAAAGTCGAATTGTTCGACCAGTTTCTTCGGATCGTCATAGAGCCAGCGGGTTATGAATTGAACCGGAGTCCTTGGCGGAGCGAGAACCGTAAGCGCGTTGTCGGTTTGATGAACTCTTCCGTTTCGGTTGGTAGCAAGTTCAAGAGCGATGGCCTCCAGCTGGCGTTCGTCGGCTCCGAGCAGATCGATGTCAGCCGGAGTTTCGCCAGCAATGCACGCGCGTATGAATCCTCCCGCCAGGAACACCCGTCTGCTCTTCAGCAGCTCTACAACGTCTTTCGGAATGCGCGAGGTAATGAAGTGTTGGTCTACCGCGGTCAGCTTGTTCATGCGTTGCCCCTGCTCTTGAGTGTGTCGATTCTCTGCCCGAGAGCTTGGCCGTAGAGTTCGAGTTCGTTAGCGATCAAATCCATACGGCGCATGTCGTCGTCGGTTGGCTCGGTTTCAGCATCCAGCATGCCCATGATGCTTCCGAACAAGTGCTGAGCGCCGGCCATGAAAGCCATACGCAACTCTTCGGTTTGTGCTTCGGACGCTCCTTCGGGAATGGCGAGCGATCGGAACAGCACGAAGCCCGCCTCTATGAGTTTGCCGCTGTCGGTCAGTTTCTTCACGATCTCGTCGTGGACAGCTCGAACTTCTCGTTGTGTATCTCTGTCTGCCATGGATGCCTCCGCTGTTTTAGTTTGTCAGTCGCAAGATATTCCGCTATTGCACGACTCGTGCTCTTCTCTGATCAGCGGCTCGCTTGAGTGGTAGCGCGCCAGCTCGGGCTTGCAGTTGCAGGGCCCGGCCGGCCACGAGCATTCGATGTCGTGCGGTGCGCGCTCGTATTCACGAATCACCGGCAGCATTCGCCGTATCTCGTCAGAGAGTGATTCGTTTGCTCGAATGATCGAATCGAGCAGGTCGGCGGCTTCGGTGCTTGTCACGGCTTGGGGTTCTCCAGTGGGGTTATCGATTGCCGCGGCTTGATGACCATCGGCTTTTTGGCCGGCGTCTCTTCCGTTGGCGTGCATGAATACTGCCCGCCATCGTTCGGGAAATAGAGCGTCACCCAGCCGGTCGGATCGCATTTCGCGAGGCTATAGACCACCTGTGCATTTGAAGCTCGCTGCACAAGCGTGGCGCCATACCAGACCGCACCCATGCTGAGCGCGCCATAAGCCATGCCGGCGATGAACATTCGGACATCACTGCCTGTTATTTTCCATTCCATCACACATGCCCCATGTCGTTATCGATCTGGTCAGCGATACTTCGGAGTATCTGAGGAAGTAGCAAAAGATCGGCGGTTGAAGACTGGACCGAAAAACCGTGGCCGTGCTTTCCTCCGAAGACAATCAGAACCACGCTCGCTGCCTCGGTTGCCTCGGTTGCCTCGCGGGCCTGCGTACAGACGTCGTCGTATTTTCCTGGCCCGTTCATCCGGGAGTCGATCTATGAAAAAACCGCTTGCAGGATATGCAGTAGTACATCGGTTTTTTGGCCAAGAATCGATTCGCCGTCGCCCCGATGGAAGCGAGGATCAGAATCGGGAACATGATCCAGCCGATAATCGGAATACACAGCGAAACAGCGGCCATGATGAGAAGTTCTCCGGGTCCGAATTTTTTTGCGCCAAGCGTATCGCAATGTGGGCACTCGACGCGGTCAACCTTGCTGCTCAATGCGGTCATGACTTGAATTCTCCGAAAATTATCGAACTCACCAAACACCGAACCAGATGCCAGTGCCGTGGACAATAGCGACCGGGAAAAATAGAGCGCCAGCGATCAGGAAGCCCCAGTCTCCCGCCTTGAGGCATACGATCACATGGGTAAGCCAAGACGCTACCGGCCATATCCACAGAAGCCATAGCAGCGAGCCGAAAGTAGAAGAACCTCGTTCACGTTTCATTTTCAAACCTCTTCATAGTTGAACCAACGACCAGCTCGGCGCCGGCCCTTCACACCATTGCCGCAAGCGCGGCGATCACTCCAGCTCCCTACCGCACAGTAACGTGCTTGTCCTCGTAAAATTCAACGCCCGGCAGCTCGGCGCATTTCCCGGAGTCGCGCAGCTCTGACAGCCGCGTCTCGAGTAACGGCCGCAGAGCTTTCCGAATCTCGTTGCGCGCGCTCTCGCTCGCCATGATCAGCGCCACCGCCTCATCGGGCAGGGCCCGCAGATTGACGAGGCGGATTCTCCAGGTCACAGTCGTGGAGCTGGTCGAGCCATAGAGCCCGCGTGCCCGGCGAACCTCCGGGTCAGCCTGCGGGAGCGCCGCGGCTTGGTCGATCACGGCGTCCCGGCGCAATTCGGCCGCCCTGGCATCCTCCGCGGCCTGCTGGGCGGCCTCGGCATTCCCGGCCGCCGCTGCCTTGGCTTCGGCCTCCCGGGCCGCCCTGGCGGCTTCCTCGGCGGCCTGCGCGTCCTTCAGGGCCCTTTCCTCCGCTTCCCGGCGCTCCTGCTCGATCTTGGCACGGTTGATGCGCTCCTGCTCGGCGGCCCACTTGTTCTGGAGCTGGCCAGCAAAGTCGTCAGCCTGTTCGAGCGCCGCCGTGCGGCCTTTGAAATATTCGTTGATGTTCTTGATGCCCTGGTTGATCGGGCGCGTCCAGGACAGCCGCAGCTCTTCGGCCGCCTTGATGCGCGCCTTCAACATTTTCCGCAGGTCGCCAACCGCGGCGAATGTCTCTCGGGTCCAGTTGGCGGTGTCGGCAGGAATTCTCCCGGCCTGTTCGATCAAGCTCGGCGCATCGCGGAGAATCGAGTCGATGTCGCCGGGCTTGATAACATGCAGCATGGCCGCGGGGTTGGTGATGACTTCAGGGATTGCTTGGTTGCTCACGTTGTGGCTCCTGTTGTTGGAAAAATGTCCGGCCGAGAATCACTACCGCCTCTTTTTTCGCTGAAGACATGGATGTGAAGCTCTTCACCGGAGTGAAAAGTACTTTATTTCCTGGGATTGAATTGAATCTGTTCAGCGGCATGTCGTCTGTCACTCGCCACTGCCAGCCTTCTACACGCATCTGGTAAAGCGCGTGCCGCACGAATCTGATCCTGGCCACCACCACTCCGTCTATGGTGCCAACCGCTGAGCGCTTCGACGTGAAGTCATGCCACGTTATGGCTCCGCGCGGAATAAGAGCCGCCCCGTTTTCGTTCCATTCGCCGTTCACTTCAACTCTCCGGCGCTCTTTGGGTTGCGCCCATTTTCCCGGGCTTCACGTAGCATCCTGGCCACTTCCTGGAGCGCCCAGCAACAGAACTGTTCACATGTTGCGTCTTTGGGAGTGTTCCCTGTCCGTTCCAGTTCCAGATTGGCCATTGCCTCACGGCCGGCCTCAATCATTCGTTTGAATGCTTCAGTGCCTCTGAATCTGTCGTTTGCCTCAAACTCCAGTGCCGCCAGAAAGTCGAGCATTTCTTCGACGTCTGATTTTATTGGTACTCGTTTCACGTCACTCTTTCTCCCCTCGCCTTGGCGATGGTGGCGTGGGCGTCCTTGTGTGAGCGCGCGCGCGCTAAAAAATATCGGCGACATCACGATAGTGGTATCCCCTAACCGATCGTTCTTTTCTTCGCGGACGCGGATCGATTCGGCCAGGGAGCCGTCGGTAAATTCGGCCGCTCCATGGTACGGACCCCATGTGCGTTCGTCGGCTTGGAGAAAGGTTCCGCGTTCGACGTTGACGATGTGGTATGTGCTCATTTCCTCAATTCTCCCGCGCCCTTCGGCGACTCAAGGTTGTGTTTCGAGACCAGCGCGTCTTCGATCAGCTGAGCTGCCGGCCGCTCCTGATGGCGCAGCCAGACAACCAGCCAGCGCGGGAGCTTGTAGCCGACCGGAATCTTGAATAGATCGCGAGCGACTTGTGGCCGGCCGCGCTTCC